TATTTTAGGGAATGGAATAACAATATTGGCGGGATTGGTAGAGGAATCAAAAAGATGATAGTATCTATAGACTGTTACATTATCCGGTGCATTGCCATCCACTTTAGCAGGAGAACTACTTTGGGGATATTGAGCATAACCGGGAGAAGCCGCTATCGTGTATTTAACATTACCTTGTAATCCGAAATTTTTTGATCCTGCTATTTCATCCCGCTGCATTGTAAAGGATGGAGCTTTATTATTAGGGTTAAAAACAACAAGCCCGTTATTGTCAGGGGCATCTATAGTCGAATTGTCGCCAGTAGAATAATAATAGACCAAGCCTCTGACGTCTGGAAATGCATTTCTTAATTGTTCTTCAGTTAATATTGTATTTCCGGCCGCATCTTGAGAAGTAGTCATCTTTAAATGCAGTTCGCCGTTAGTATAAACATCAGCGGTTGCAAGATATGGGTATTTCCTTAAGTGAGCTTGACCTTGCGTTATAAAACTATAATCATCTACTCTCTCTTGATCGGGGAATCTGTCGTACTGGGCAAAAACAACTCCACTTGGTATTCCTATACTACAACTTAAAAAGTCGTATCCGTCTTTACCTTTATCGTCTTCAGAATAGTTGTTGCTAGTATCTTCACCTCTAATTGTATTATTCCATATTTGGTTTCCGGCGCTGGTCCTGCCTAGGCCATCATGTGCTTCCACAACAAGATCAAATTCTCTTAATGGAAAATTATTGGGAGTATTTCTAAATATTATACCGCTCTTATCTACCCTTAACCATGTAGCCTCGTTAGCGTTAGTCGTTGTATTGCCATCTAATGTATACCCTAATACATCGTTATTGGCTCCTAAGGTGTCAGCTAAATTAGAAATAACATGAGGACTATTATATTCATGTATAAACGCAAACCCTGCAGCGGCATCTGGTTGGTCATACCCCGTTATTTCCACAAATATGTTAGAAGCTGGATTGTGGTCCGATGGGGCGACCCCTCCATTATTTCTTATAGTAATACGGTATTGTTGCCCAACAGGCATAGGAAGCGCCTTATTAAAGTCATCTCTAAAATCTAATTCGTTACTAGTATTCCAATTGAAGACTGGCTCTGTCCCATTTAAGTTATTAATTTTGCTACTGTCGGCTGCTGAAAGTAAATCAGGAGAGGTCAAGCTCTCTATATCAATACCTTGAATAAGATTAAAATTTTCTTCTTTGGGTATTTTATTTTTTTCTAACAGGCTCGGATTACTTGCAAAATAATTATTAGTGTCTACGTAGTCAGAGCCTAAAATTAAGCCAACAATAGCATGGCGAGAACGGGTAAAGTTGTTAAATGCAAAAACTGCAAACCAATAGTTAGTGTCTTTAGTCAAAAGCCTTTCAAGGAAAAATCTGGCTCCTATCTCTGATCCAACTTGATCATTTGCAAAGCCGTCGCTAGAAGCTTTTTTACTTGGGTCTCCATCCATCGTATAGAGGGCGTACGGCCTATAAAGTTCTTTATAATTGGTATCAGAAACCTCGTGGAAAATAGTATTGACTTTAGCTCCTCCTACTGTGAATAAAGTATTGCTTAAAGCTAGATTTGAATCGCCAAATCCGTTACCCAAAGTTTCTTGTTCAAAAACACAAACCTGATAACTCATCCTTTTAGGGAGAGTATATTTTTCATTAGTGTTAATATAATGAGAGGTAACTCCAGCTTTTTGTTCGGTTCCAATCTTTAATTGAGTAGAAGCTTGAGGTATTTCAATCTCAAAAGTGGCATATTTTCCATAAATGTTTGATTCTAAAGTGTCATCTTTAACTCCATCCTCATTAGGGCTACCAAGTACAATAGAAGCAAATTCATTAACTCCAGTTTTGGGAGCGCTAGTATGCACTTGATGCGGCCATAATGGGACGTCATCTATACTTATATTTTCAAAAGCGAGTCTATTTTCTACTTCATCGTATTTGCCTGTTGAATACGCTAAAGCTGAAATAGCATAACTTGCGGAATCATCATTTTCAGTTACGTTAATAATTCTAAAATTAGAAAAGTGGCCGCTAACGTATTCGCCGCTTGCTGGATCATTAACTTCCGCACTCCAGACTAGATTAGCGCCTGAAAAACAGCCACCTGAATAATCTTGGACTGTTGATCCATTGACGTATTCATTTGTATATCCGGTGATAACATAATTATCAAAATCAAGTTGGTTACCCGTTCCAATTGGATTTCCGTCAGAGAGCCTTAGCCCTGTATGAAAATAAATTTGCGTAACTACGCCGCTACCGCCTTCTTGGTAATCTGAGTTATAGTATCCAGAAATAGTTCTAGTATGGTTACCTAAGAAATATAAATTCTGGACACTGCTTCTTCTTATTTCATCATCAGAATTTAAGTTTGTAATACCAGTAGACTCATAATTGTAAGTTGGAGTTAGCAATGAGAATTTATAGACTTGTTCTTTTGTAAAAGAAACTGGGCCATCAATAATAACGCTATTACCTGTAACGGGATGTGCGGTTCCTGCAGCCGTTGGGTAAGGATAAGTAATATTAGAAGGAGCCGTAGCTAGAGGAGTTACAGCGTTAGTCCTACCTCTAAAATTTAAAGGAGTTCTAAATTGGTCATAAATTTGAACAATGTCTCCGGGCCGTAAGTAAGCGCCGTCCTGACCTACATTAAAGGTAACACTTTCGGTTTCTTGGGCCTCGCTAGCCAATAGCCATTCACCAAAGCGTCTAGCTTGACCTCGACTAGTGCACCCCAGCGCAGTAGTTTCTATTTGTCTAATTCCATATCTTTTTACGGATTCCTCGTTTTCTACGTACTCTACGCTTGGGTTATAAAGATTAAATTTATCAATATAACGAATAACAGCGACGCTATGGCGAGCTTTTTTAGCAGAAGAAGAATAGTTAAAATCGCCGTTTACTACATTAGCATTATTGAATTGGTAAAGAGCGGTCTTAAATGCATCTTGGACAGCATATACTAGCCCGTTAGCATAATAAACAATGCCTCTAAATATAGAAGACAAATCATTTATAACTTTATAAGCTTCCTCGCGAGAAGTAATTATGTGATTCATTGTGAACCTCGGTTCAACTCCTCCTGCTCCATCTGGAACTAACCCGTCGCAATATTGAGCTATTTCATATAAAGCCCATTTATCTACAAAACTAGAATCTACAAAATCCCCCAACCCATAACGAGGGTTTGTGATTAAATCGTAAAAACACCAAGCGGGGTTGTCTGTCCATCTTTTTTCGATTATAGAGCCCGCTCCGGGTATTGGGACAGCTGCTCCGGCTTGCCAACTCTCAATTTCCTTAAAACCTCCATCCCAGTAATTATCCGGAGCAGTTCCCATATGAGGTTGCCCATTAACTCCTCCTACAAACCATCCTTCAGTAGAGGCTCCTACTTCCCCTGCAACGTTAGGGTATCGTCTTTGGCCTTTATTTTGACTCGTTAAAGCTACTGAGCCTCCCCATGCAGTTTGCCAACCATCTCTAATCCATGTACTGGCATTAGTAATTGTCCCAGTTCCTACTGAGTAGTCAACGCCTATTTCTAAAATTTGTCCGCCTCTAAAATATATTAACTGGCCTTTTCTTAAAGGGGTATTTATAGTTACAGTAGGCCAATTACCAACAACAATAGCATCACTTCTGCCGTATGTTTTTAAAATTGGGTTATAGTTATTGGGAATTTTAACTTTTATCAGTTTTGTATCGTATGACCTTTCCGGAACTCGACTAAAAAATTCAGCATCAAACTTGGAATAAACCATAGTACTATAAGGATAGCGGAGTTTTGTCCCATAAATTTCTACTATAGAGTCTACAAAAGAAACATTTTTTAAATAAGCCGTCAAAGACTCAGGAGTGGTCCTTATAACTTTTATTTTCCAACCTGCGAATCCGGGTTGATCTACGTAGTCGGCCGAGAAATCAATAGTAGTTGATCTAACATAAATTTGATCTATATGTCCTTGTATTGTTTCAGTTTTGAAAAAAGTCCAAGAATTGTTTTTCGGCTGCTCTCCATTTATTTCATCAGAATAAAAATCAAAAATAGGTTGATAATATATATTGTAACTTATCTCACGAGCTTTGATATCTCCATACCCCACAGCTGGAGGATTTTTGCCTTTTTTGAAGTCCTTGGGAGCATCCTCGCTTCTAATTTGTTCAAATAATTGACTAACTCTTACTCTTAACTGAGCTTTAGTGCACTCGTTATTTAATATGCTATAAGTTTTGGCTACAGTGTCTATTCTTGAGTCGTCAGCTAAGTCTCCTGCGGTTTGCGTGGCAGATGGAACTGTTCCTCCTTGTATTGATACCCCGTAAAGTCTCTCCCCGATTTGCCTCTCTACTGTCAGGTCTAGAGTCTCGCTTGCTGGTAACCTACTATTTAATTGAGCTAAATTACCTTCAGGTAGTCCTTTAGAATATTCTAAATTTATATTAGTAAAATTATAATATCCGTTTTGATCCACAATGGGAGTATTGTTCCAATATATAGACCTTAAAAATCCAAGAGTAGTTTGAGGGGAGCTGCTTGGAGACCCGTTTCCATCCAGTCCAGTAGCTGTATAAGCGGTAAAGGTTTCGCCCGTAAAATATCCAGTATATCCAGCTATCCCGCTAAAACTATAGACACCGCTTACTATGCCTTCTATAGGCCCTTCTCCTAGCAGATCTATAATCTCCGCATCGGAATCTAATACAACTAATTCATTAGGCGCGTCGCCAGATTGTACGCCTCTTTGGTCGGTTACTACTTGCCGAGCCTGTCTTTCGTCACCTCCGCCAAATCCTCCCATTTTATTCTATCTCCTTTTGCATGTCTTTTATTCTATTATTAACTTTAGTATTAATATTATTAATGTTATATCTTAATCCATATTGGTTATCGCCCCATGCGTCATTCTTCGGAACTCCAGCGTCCTCATTAAAATGATCAGTAGCGGCCTGAATGACTTGACTGCCGACAAGCAACCTTCCGTACCCTACAAAAACCGGGCCTCCTTCATTGGTTACGTTTTGAGGCCCCGAAAACGTATAAGGCGGCCTTCCTCCTCCTTCTATTTCTCTAAAGTCGTCAAATTCTGGATCAGGAGTTAGTAGATTAGTTATTCCCGCCGCTACAAGGCCGATACCCGCAACGACAGCCATACCGTACATGCTTCCCCATCCGGCCGTAGCTATCATGGGTGCGCCAACCCAAATTAGAGCAACTCCTAATATCACTGTAAACCAATCAAACCAATCGTCCGAACCTTCCACTACTGGAATTATGTCTATAGTTTTTAAGTTAGAGATTCGGTCAAGGCATAATTGAGAAGACTGTAGCCCTTCTTTAGTATTAGGGCTTTTTCCTTCTTCTATAAGAAAATCGTCGCCGTTAATTAAAACTCTATATTTTATTTTTTCTTTATCGTTAGCCATCAGGTAAGAATAAAGTTTTTTACAGTTCGCTTGGACCCCGTTAATAGCTTCTTTTACATTAGAGGCTACAAGACTCCATTGGCTGCGTCCTATTTGGTCGGCCAGAACTCCGTGTAGTGTGACTTGAACTCTATTCATTTATTTGGGTGTGTCTATATACTTTATAAATTTTTCTTTGTATTACTGGAGTTAGCATTTCAGTAGTAGGGAATCTATTTCGAGGATGGTGGTACATTATTCCATCTCCTAAATACACTCCAACATGACAAGGGCCGTCTCCTTTTATCATTTCAAATACTATGACGTCATGCTTTTTTAACATTTCTATTCCAGACCATCCCATTTCTATTACGTCTAAAGAAGTCTGATTTAATTTAAAAAGATCTTGAATTAAATTAGGGTTTTCATTCAGCCAATTTTTTCCAAGGTCGTTATTGCCTCCGATTTTTATTCCTAGTTTTTTGTAATGGTCTTTAACAAGCGTATAACAGTCTCTTTTGCCTAGTTCAAATTTTTTATCAATATCAACTACCCTCTCTTTTTTGGGGTCAAAACATAAAAAACTTTTAGTTCCTAGATGGTACAAAACAAAAGGCAAATTATGCCCCCTACTCATTTTTTTATCTTCTTCTGAAAAATAATTATTTTCCGAAACGTGCGTATGGTATACGGCTTTTATCTTTTCTTTGCGCGAAGCTTTTAAGTAATCAAAAGGCGATATAGTGAAATGACTTGCAGGATTTTCTGAAGCGTTAGCGCATCTCACAATACTCTCTGAAAGAATTAAACCGCAAGATTCTTCTTTTTGGTTTTCTTCTGCGTGAGCTTTTATCTCTTTTTTTATGAAGTCTGATATCATATTATCTGCCTCCTGCTACTTTTCTAGCGGCCGGAAATCCTCCAAAAGGCAGGCCTCCTTTTCCATTAGTCACTGGGCCTCCGATTTGGCATGCTCCCGGAGCAGCCCCGGGGCTGTCTGCTCCCCATCTTAGCCTACACCCGCCTAAAGTTTTAGAGCAAACATCAGCGACCCAATAATTAGTGTTAGGTGGGGGATTGTTCCTGTTTTGATCCGCAGTGGTTATGTTAACTTTTGCCACAAAATAATATTTAATTTTATCTTTTAAAATGTAAACGTAGTCGCCTTTGTTATAAGTAGTGTCTGCCTTCCATTCTGCTCTATTAGATGTTAGGATTGCTTCGTTATGATCAATGATGCCAACTATAGATTCGTCTTTGTCATTGGCGACAGGTGGGGCGTCTTTAGGAAGAGTGAATTCTTTTGTAGTTAACTCGGCTTTTTGTAGAACAGGGACTTGTTCAATAGCGTTCCCTGACGAGTTTTCAATTTCGCTTTCGTCAATGTGTTGATACCAACAGCCCGGACCGCGGTATTGCCAATTACATTTGTCGGCTACTATTACCCTACGAGGAATCTTTACTCCTTCTAAATCTAAAATAGAAGATAATTGATATTGTATAGTGTTTTTATTTTCGCCCGTTTTTCTCTCTATAAAATAAACATCTTTTGGTAGTTCCGCATTAGGGTCTGGTTCGTATCCTGCAGGTAGTTCTTGAATACGAGGGGAGAAGGCTCTTTTAGCTGGAGACTGCGTGGCAAATTCAAAGTTCACCCAGTCTAAATATTTAGCAAAAGTTCTTCTGCGGGTAACCTTGCTTCCAATTATATCTCCATACTTCAAGATGTGGTGTTTTAAGAGAGACAACATTGTGACGCCTTCTTCGGTTTGACTTGCAATAGTTAGGACAGGGGTGGGAAGCGTCCCTTTACTAGAAGTCTCAAAGCCCGTAGCTTGAATAGGAACCGGGTAATAGTCATTGCCATTCCAAGTAATTTTAGAATTAAATACTTTAATGTTGTTGTGAAATCTTAATACTCTATCAACCGCATCAGGAAAGCCTATGGCGGAAGCTTCGTCGGCTAAAGTTGGAATAGAGTTGGCATCCAAGACATCAGATAAATCTATTTCAAATAAAGTGACCATCGCTGATGGAGTTAAGTTTGATAACTCAAAAGCTAAAGATTTAATTGATGATTGAGCTTGATCTTTGTTCATCTATTTTAATTGTTTTCCTGCGACAAGGTAGCAGTTACGGTATAGTTGTTGTAAAATATAAAAGTGCTATTGAAGTTAGGACAAACAAACCTTTTGCGAAATCCACCTGTTGTGTTGTCTGCGTATAAATTAGGTAGCTCTTTAATAGCAAAGCTCTCTACCGCTTTGCGGGCTTTAAGAAAATGCAAAATAGCTCGAGCTTCTCGTTCAGTTCTTTTCTCAAAAGATATTTCCATATCAATAAGCTGCGAAAACACTCCGTCAGGGTTTCTTTGCTCGTAGCCGTTGCCAAATTTAACAACATTAACTTTTGGGTTATGACGAGTAGAAACATTATAAGAGGGCTTCCACAGGAAGAAGGGGATTTTTTGATTATTAACTGTTACATAGCCTCCCCAATTTGTTGAGTCGGATTCAGGTGCCGTGCCTGTATTTGTACCTGTTAGGTTGTAGTAGTATTTCACGTCTTTGGGGACTTTATTCGTAGCGGCCGCTCCTCCTACGTATTCAATACGAGCCACTATGTCATTTTTAACGTAAGTCTTATTTGCGACCCACGTTTCTACATTGTAAATACTGTTATCAAACGCCATTTTTCCCTTAATCCTTTATTTATTATATTACACACAAAAAAGAGTGTAAAATAAAGATAAGGTAATGTTAGGAAGAATTAGGAGAGACGCGGAAAGTATCGTAATTAACGGTACGGGAATACAAGGAGTCACGTCAGCGACGCTGGGGTATGACTCTGCAGCATCTTCACCATTGTCTAATTTAGGGATAAACCGCATTCAGTATGCCCCTCAAGGCCCTCAGACGGCGAGTTTGCAGCTAAATACGCTGCTTACGCATTATTTTCCTGAAAATTACGCAGATATTACAGCTTCTGACCATATGTTAAATTTTACCGGGGATTTGCCTTTTAGTGGAATAGTTAGTTATGGAGATGAGAGAATCGAGTTCACTGAGGCATATTTGGAGACATATAGCGTTTCCTGCGGAGTAGGTGAAATACCTAGTACGTCTACCACCTCGGTAATTTATGGACAAATGGGAACAGGTAATAATGTCCCGAGTTGGGAGCAATCTTCTGCTTCTACTCCTACTTTATCTATTCCTAGTTATAGTTCAATGGAAGTTAATTTAGATGAGTTTAATACTAATAGGATGTTATCATTTAGCGTCGAGATAGCAACGCCTAGGGTTCCTCTCTATGCTGTTGGTCTGGATTCCCCAACTGGAGTTATAGCGGGTACCCCTATTGAGGTTAATGTTAATTTTGTTTTAGACATAGACGACTATGAAATTAAAAATATGAGGTTTGTTCCCGAGCAAACAGTTTTTCAAAATACTACAATAACTTTGAACAAAAACAACTCTCAGGATAAAATAATAGAATATTCGTTTCAGGACATGCTGTTAACTTCTGAGTCTTTTCAGGCTAGCGCAGACGGCAACGCTGGAGCTAATTTTAATCTAAGATCTTTCATATTAAGGTGAAAAATGTGTAATAATTAAAAACTAAAGGATATGGCACAGGTATTTTACGATAAGGCAGCGGTAGAAGTAAGCGTAGGGGGAGTAACCGAAACGCTTTTGGCTTCTGATTGTAATATAAATTACAGCAACTCCCTTCAGCCGCTGTATGTTATCGGCAATAAAGGTAGCTTGGGTCATGTTCCCGGCGGCCCAAGAGTCGGCGATATTTCTTTTAATTTTTTAACTAGCATCACAGGTAAAGTTCACTCTTACCCCGGGAATGTTATCAATTATCTAGCTAGCGGCCTGAAGCATTCGATAGGCTCGACTGGCTCCGGAGTCTTAATCAAATGCGCAGGAATGAGCGGTATGGGATTTTTAAATTCTTATGCTTTTAACACTGCTAGCAATTCCGTTTCTACATCAAGTGCATCTTTTAGTTTATTTGG